TTTATAATCATTAATCATTTTCTTATTAACGAATGGACAGTCGTTATATGTTGTCCATTCAAAATCATAGTTAGCGTTATCTTTCAACAACTCTTCTCTATGGTTTAACACTTTCTTTTGCAACTCTGGTGGTAACCTATCCATGAATGTAGCTACACTTGATTGTGCAACTTGCATTGGATGTTTACTTATGAGAGAAGATGGTTCAATGAAAGACCCAGTATTATTAGTAAAGATAAAATTGTTGCTGCTTGGATATAAAGCAGGTACGTAATACATGCGAGATAAGTCTTTAGTCTGACCGTCCCCGAGTCCGTCGAACTCCTTGTTGAGTGCGAACCAAAATTGCTTAATGAGTTCTTTCCGCACACCAGTTTTAAGTGGGAATACAAGTCGAAACTTCGGATGATCGATAGTACTACTAGAGGTAGAGTAACAAACGTAATAATAAGTGCCGTACTTAGCATAGAGTTCTTTCTGCAGATCACCTTCAAATTTGTGATCATCAATGTCAAGTGCAGCCCAGCCTGCCCACTCAATTACGTTATCATTAGCTCTAGTAGTTCCTGGTGGAAATACTGCTGGTGAGATTAAAGGTGACGCTTTTAAACCTGAAGGTGCTTTACGTTCACCTTTCTTAAGTTTATATCCAGGCGTCTGAGACATCTTATAAAGCATAGCTTCAAAAGATTCCCAAGTATCATGATGTAGTTGCCTATGAGTTTTATTGTCGAAAATAGAACTAAAGGCTGTCAAAGAATATTTCATAATGTATTTTTAGATTTTACTCTTCTAATGTTTTCCCATGTGTAGCCTGGACCTAAACGCATTTCTAATTGAACAGTTGTAATTTTACCTGAGTCATCAATGTACTCAGCAACACGAAGATTTTCTTTTAAGAATTCATAAACATCTTCCATGTTTCTACTTAACCTAGCACTACTACCATTACTGCCAACAGTAGTAGTAATAGATGCTGAGCCAATAGGTAAACCCAAACTGCTAATACTATTAGCCATAAATCTTATTGAGCATACCAACGTTATCGCTATGAACTGGTGCAACCCAACCTTCAGGTTTAATCAAATCTGGTAAACCCAATGGATTAGGTCTACTTGCTTTAATGCCAACTTCTTTATTCATGTTAGCTTCTAATACACGATCCCATGCTTTATAACTATCAACGTTGAATGCATCAAGAGTACCAATAGCAACCACACACAAATCAATCAATGCATCAACTGTATCATCAGCTGCTTTGCTTCCATCAATCTTTCCTGCTTGGTAATCTACCAATGCTGCACGCATTTCTTCAAGTTCTTCTTCAAGAAAATCAATGCGGAATTTAAGGAATGCTTCAAGCTTTCCACTATCCAACGTTTTCATTACAGGATGCACACCATATTTTGCATGCATATTTGCAATGTCTTCTACCCAATCTTTACTCATAACTTCTCCTTAATAATACTATTATATCACACATTTAATGTAATGTAAACTATTCATACAAATATAAATCCATTGGCATTGCTAATCTTAAGTTAGAAAACGTAGGATAAACATAGTGCCATAAGAATGACGGGAATATAACGATATCGCCTGACTTTGGTTCATGCTTTAAAAAATCAAAGTGCTTGGAAAAATGTTCATCATATCCACGATTAGCGTTTGTTCTTGGATCTACAAATACAATACTTCCCGTTTCATCACCTTCTGCTAGTAAGTATAGTACTGCAGATATCTTTGCGCCCATGTGGTTATGCGGTTGCATTGCATAACCTGTTTGATGCGTAGGATGTGAACCAGTAAGCCACTTCTTCATACGCCAAGACTTATAATCATATACTGAAACACCAAATGCTTCTTTCATATATGAATCCATCATTGGCAATATCACTGTGCCTTCTAATACTTTAAGATGATCATTATACCAACCATTCTCAAAATCAGAAGGTGGTAAACTAAGATCCATTTGCATTGCTTGGTTCAACACCTTCTCATAAACAGAAGGTTCAATCTTATCATATAAGACAGGTGTTGGCCATAGGTTGTTTAGACCTTTATTCAATATCATGAGAAGAAGTCTTCTAACGTTGCAACAGGTTCTGCTTTCCAACCAATAGCTTCAATGATACTTTTTGCTGGTTCAAGGAAAGCCTTTTCAAATTGTGTATCGTTATCAACGAATCTATCAAGTTTAAACTCTGATGGAAGTACATCAATGAATCCAATAACGTTTTCTTTAGTTGGATTGTTAGGATACAAATGGATGTACTTAATTTTATCACCACCACGAATAGGTGAATATGTTTTCAATCCTTGCTTAACCAACATATGATTATAGAGGATTGCAGCGCGTGAGTTTATTGGTGTACCCTTCTTGTAAATGGTATCCCTGTCTTGATACTCTTTGACATTCGATACTCCGCGAGGGAATGCTTTTTCGTGTGCAGGGAGTGTTTCAAATTTTGCTCGATAATCTTGAATAAACTTCTGAGTTTGAGCTTCCGTACCGTTGATGAGCACTTGAAACAACTCCGTAAAAGCCTCCCTACACGTGCCCGGTGTAGACGATTTGATCGCCTCGATACCCATGATTTTGAGTTTTGGTTTTGCATAGCGTACACCTTCATTGTCAAGTACGTTTAGGATATATCTTTTCTTAGCAGCCCAGATTGCACGATTGGCAATAGCTTCTCGCTTCATAGTGATACGACGTGTATGCACGTTCAATTGATCTGCAAGTTTGGCAAAGGATTTATCTAATACAGATTCCAAAGCTTCATCACAAAACTTATCTAGGAAGTTTAAGATTTTTTCTTTGTCTGTGAGTCCCGTTGTTTTAACGACCTGTTCAAGCGCCACATAAACAGAATCAGTATCGATAGCAATAACATAATCTTTGTATTTCTCGTTCTTCAACGCTTTGTTCAAATAATCGTTTACATGTTTCTCAGCCCAACGAATAATCATTTGGCCAGACAGTGTAATACCCTCAGCGATTTCCATTGTAAAGTAACGGAAGTACTTATTACCTAATGCACCATAAAGTGAGTTAAGCAAAAGTTTGATAGCAGTTTGTTGGTTCTCATACCTAGCGATATCACGTTCAATACGATACAATTCTTGCTTATTAGTTTGATCACATGCTTCAAGTTCTTTCTTAGAAGCAATCATCAACTTCTTAATCTTTACACGTTCATCATACATTTCTACAATGATCTTAGGCATGAAACCTTGTTTAGCATTGGAGAACATTTGACCAGAACCTGCAATATTAACACCTTCAACTTGTTCAGGAATGTAACCTTCAAGGATTGAATCAGGCGAAACACGATGATCGTGGCGACCTTTCATAATTGTTTCTGGACTCATGTTCCATTGCACAATGATGTTAGGGTAAAGTGAGTTAACGTCAAAAGAAGCAACCCAATCGTGCACACCGCACTGAGGATCTTTTACGTAACCACCAGCGTAATCAGATTTAAATGATTCTTTGTTAGGTGGTACAATAATGTTTTGTGGAGTTAGATAGCGATAGATGAGTGTATCCCAAATACCTGTAGTACCAAACGTATCATTGAAGTTTACACCAGCTTTGTAAGCCATAGTAAAACATAGAGTCATTAGGCCAATCTTATCTTCAATACGATCAACAAGGTCAACGTCCTTGATGTTGTAATCGATAAACTTTTGATGATCATTCATATAAAGTGAATGTAGACTACCATCGTATTCCAACTTATGTTCACCTAGAACTACGTAAGCGATATGATCGAGCTTATAAGTTTCTTGTGGACCAAATGAGAATCCAAACTTCTTAAACAGATCAAGGTAATCAATCTGTGAAACACCAATGATGTCATACAGTTGAGTCTGCTTCTTCATCATGGTTACTTGCTTTTCTTCAACACGACCCCAAGGTGAAAGCATCTTAACTTTTTCATCATCAAGAATACGACGGCAACGATTGACAATGTATGGAATATCAAAGGTACGCATATTCCAACCTGTAACTACATCAGGCATATGCGATGGTGTGTTCCAATGAGCAAGGAATCGTAGGAGTAGTTCCTGTTCAGTTGCACACTTGGTGTACACTACACGATTTTCTTTCATGATAGAAAGACTTATATCGTAATCACCAAGACCCCACACATAGAAAGTGTTGTCAATATTGTTCTTTAAACAAATTGCAGTGATAGGATACTTAGCTTCATCTGGTTCAGGGAAGCCTTCGTTGGATTGTACCTCAATATCGATTGTAGTTACATTGATTTGATTACGATCGAATTGAATTTCACCAGGCCAATGCTCGGCTACGTATTGAGCGATGTAATTAGTGTTACCATAGATCTCAAAGTTCGATACGTCTTTGTATCGTTCCATGAATTCTTTAGCTTCACGCATAGTTTCCAGTTTTACTGGTTCTACGTACTTACCATCGAGAGATTTGAATGCAGTTTGTTTTTCTACCGGCACATAAAGAGTTGGAGAAAACGGAACCTTGACGTGCATCCGTTTTCCATCTTTGTACCCGCGGTAGAGTAGAGAGTTGCCATAGCGGCTTAAGTTCGTGTAATATTCCATAGCTTTATTATATCACATTTAAATCCCGTTGTACAGGGATTATCGTGGCATAACATTAGCTATTTCAATTCCACTTCCAAACATCTTACTATAATTGTTTCGCAGTTCAACTGTTGGTTCAAACTCAACAGAGACCTTATCCATTTTAATAGTGATCTTATTAAAATCTGCGTATGGTGCATAAGGCATTAATGCAATACCGAATTGGTTACCACCATTCTGTGCTGGTACCAAATGAATTGCTGCTGGGTTACGCATAACTATTTCATTTGGTTTTAGACCTTCACTGACTTCACCAATAATGTCTTGTCCATTCATCAATTGATAACACATAATATTACTCATAATCTATCCTTTTTCTAAAACATATTCTATAAACATATTAGCTTCATATTCATTACTCAAATATTGCGTATAGCAATTTGCATTAGTGTAATTAAACATTGTGACTAAGATGCGATCTTTGTAGACACTGGCTTGAATAATCCATTGTCCTTTTTCAACTGGGCCTAGTGGCACAAAACCTTTTATCATGAAATATATATGGGAACCTAAGTTCCCATATTTTTACTATTTCTGAGCAGGATTTGGTGGCACCTTGCCGTTTACCCAATCCCAATCATCGTCTGTCATTGGTGTCCACGTATTCATCTTACCTTACCTCTTTTGTAAGTTCTAAATGCGTGAATACCTTCGCTAAGTCCAATGACTATATTTTTAAAGTTGTTCAGCAGCTTTATCATAGTCGTCCTCTGTTAAAAATTCTTTCTTGGATTTCTTAGCACTTTTAGCACCATTAACTTCAATCTTACGAACTGGTTGTGCTTCAATGATTTTGTCAAGAGCGATCTTTAACATACCATTCACCATCTCTGCTGATTGAACTTCGATCTTATCAGCTAATGCAAATGTACGTGTGAATGCACGGTTTGCAATACCCTTGAATAAGAACTCATTCTCAGAGTCGTCTTGAGTGTTACCAGCAACAGTAAGTTTATTACCATCAAGAGTAATCTCAACATCAGACTGTGTGAAACCAGCAACTGCTAATTCGATAACGTATTTGTTATCAGCAAGTTTTTTGATATTGAATGGAGGATATGTTGGAATGTTCTTCGTCAAGTCTTGTGCTTGTTTGGCGAGTTGAGTGAATTGCTCATCGAACCCGACAAAAAACTTGTCGAAGTCTTTTGAAGATACGTTAAGTACATCAAAGGGTTTTGCTGCGTCAAAAAATTTAGTAAATGCGTTCATGTTTTTGCTCCTATTAAGCGAGTAAAGTTTTAAAATAGTTACCCATAAGGCGTAACTGTAAAGTGCTGGTTACGAGATCCAGCGATGCCGTGCGTCGCATCCGCTTTATTACGCTTCGTTACCATAGCGGTCCTAAGGTGAAGCCTTTTATACGTCCCATCCCTGAGACCGTATTAGTAATCCTTACGTGTGTTTCCGATATTATACTTCGGACATAATTCCCACTGATCACGTTCTTTGTGAGAGATTACTTTAATCTGTCTAAGTGGCGCTCTATCTTTCGCCATCTCAGTATTCACCATCGTTACTAGACCCCAGTCCGCAAGCAGCACTGCAATCGTATTACGACGTTGAACATCATTCTCTGTAATGGTTGAAGGTTTTCCATCCAATACAAATAATTCTTTAAAGTGAACGATGAAATACCTACCTTGTTTATGCAGTATATGACATGATTGAAATAGCTTACGATCTTGTCGTGAAGCAACTCCAATACGTGTCAATGTTTCACGCACTTTCAAGAAGTCATCTGGCTCGTTCAATGTGACTTCCAGCATTGAAGCTGGCGTCCACTCGACGCTCTTTTCGTTATTTTCCACCCTTGTACATCCTTTGTGTCAATTGTCCCATTTGGTCGCTATTGAGTAAAGGAAGAACTTGACGAGCTTTCTCGTTGCTATATCCATAATACTCTTTAACGACTTCCAAATCATCAGAAGAGATTGGTTTGGCCCATTTGGCAAACCTTTTCTTCTTCCTAACTGTATTTATAAGAAAATCAAATTGAAGCTTCTTATCAAGGAAACTTCTTTGATTCATCTCATTAGCTAACAATACAGTATCGTAATGATATGAAAGAGACCTATTGACCATAAAGGCGTTATAGGATTTTTCACTGATGTCATCGACAATCAGATTTTGCTTAGTATCACAAATTGCATTTGCGAATTCAAATGGGTTCATAATGTATTAAAATCTTTTATCAAATATTCTACTCTAGGAACTGCTAC